AATCGTGAGGATTAGCTTCTACTGTCGCTAATCGTGAGGATTAGCTTCTACTGTCGCTAATCGTGAGGATTAGCTTTACCCGATGGGGGACTCGAACCCCCAACCTCAAGATTGCTCTCGCCAAAAGGCTTCGTCGCCAATAGCTTTGGTCGCCTTAGCTTTGGTCGCCTTAGCTTTGGTCGCCTTAGCTTAGAAGTCTTACGCGCTATCCAATTGCGCCAATCGGGCAAAAATGTTTGTTTTTAACGAGACCAAACGCCCTCGAGACCTCTTCCGATGCGGGGAATCGAACCCCGTTTCCATGGGTGAAAGCCATATGTCATAACCGTTAGACCACATCGGATGTTTTCCGTTTCCACCTGTCTTCAAGATGAAAAGGTTTGAATTTTTTTGTTTTAGACAAAACTGATGCTCTTACTGGGATTTGAACCCAGGATAGAAGATTCAAAGTCTTCGGTGCTGACCGCTACACTATAAGAGCATTTGGGTGTTTTTTTAGAGTACACTGGAACTCGTTTAGTCTGACCTAGAGTCAGCTTAGCCGCTAGGCGGCTTGATTCTAACGGGAGTCGAACCCATGTCTAGTCCGTGTAAAGGACTTGTGCTGACCGTTACACCATAGAACCATTTCGCTTTCGACAGGACTCGAACCTGCGACCATAAGATTAACAGTCTTATGCTCTACCAACTGAGCTACGAAAGCATTGTGTGACAGTTTTTGGTAGAACTGTCAAACTGTTTTTGAGATATGGATCTCTCGTTTCCCCCAGAAGGGGGAACACCCGATGAGGGACTTGAACCCTCGACCACCAGCTTAAAAGGCTGGCGCTCTACCGACTGAGCTAACCGGGTATTAAGGCGCTACGCGCCCACGGTCGAGGCTTCGCCCACGGTCGAGGCTTCGCCCACGGTCGAGGCTTCGCCTACTGTCGAGGCTTCGCCTACTGTCGAGGCTTCGCCCACTGTCGAGGCTTCGCCTACTGTCGAGGCTTCGCCCACTGTCGAGGCTTCGCCTACTGTCGAGGCTTCGCCTCTTTAAGATGTGTAGCGCCTACTGTCGAGGCCTCTTGTTCCTGTTTTTGTAGTGCAGGGAAACTCTTTGGGTTTTTATAACCCAGTTGCTCGATGAGAGACTTGAACTCTCGACCCTCAGCTCATAAGACTGATGCTCTAACCAACTGAGCTAAACGAGCTTTTGGCGAATGCTCGCCATTCCGATCTTTCAGAACGGAATGACTAAAAATATTACAGTATCGTGGGGTTCAATTTTATTTTTTTATATCATTACCGATAAACGAATTACAATGCAAATCTTCATTGGTTTAAACCGGCATCGTAGTCGAATATTCGTAAAAAATATCTACCGGCTTATCTGTGTTTGCCCATTTCTTCGGAAAAATCACTGTTTTTTCTGGATTTTGGTTTAGATAAGACCCCCACCAGGAAAACGTACTATTACTACATATTCCTCCCTTTTTGCATAAATAAATCAAATGAAAATCATCTAATTCGGAAGACCCCTCAATAAATGTTTTATCTATATTCTCAAAAATAGGACTCTGTTTACAATATTCAATGTCATCGCTTATTATATAGAAATGAGGGTTTTCTTCTTTATTTATAATGTAAAATATAGACGATTTGAAATAGATCGTCAAATCTATACCTAAAAATCCATGATTCACATAATCCCCCCTACGGACATGGATAAAATAAGAGTTTTGCGCTGAAGGATATTTTTGGATCAAGTCTGTTACTCGATCCTCCTCTACGTAATATAATTGAAATTTCTCTTTATATTCTTTAAAGTATTTCTCGTTTTGAAAATACCCAGACATATAAACATCTATATCGTGCACAGAATCCAATACCGTATCATTGTGAACATACGCGTTTGTTTCAGGTTTGTCTTCGTCGTAGAAAAATAGTTTCCCCTGTATATAGTCTTCTTTTAGTTTCGGTATTACTTTGGATAAAGGTTCGTATCGATAGTTTTCTTGGGCCATTATCTTTTTCAAAACCGCGGGTTCAGTAGGAGTTGGTCCAAGATATGTCAAAATATAACGATCTGGATATTTTTTCATCCATCCGTGACCCGCCGCTATTTGAAATAGTTGATTCCCTATTCCACCCTGGACGCAGATATATAAATTTTTTCTTTGTTCTGTCTCTTGCGATTCATCCATTGATTAATATAAATTCTCATTTTTATATTTATTTCACTACGCAATAATATAAATAGCTTCGTATAAATTGAATATATGTCCACGAATTATTTCATTTTGTCCAAGAATCCTGCCAATGATGTTTCCGATAATTCTAAAGATCAGGTCATTTATTTGAATTCGTCTTTGACCTATGTTTTGCCAAAGGTGAATATCGATTATTATACCAATCGCGGTCTATTCGAAAACCAGTTGATCGATTGGTCCAAGCAATTATGTTCCAAGGATAAAGTGTTTCTCGATATTGGTGCGCATACCGGTACTTATTCTATTTCTATTGCGGATCGGTGTCAGCACGTTTACGCATTTGAACCACAAAAGATGACTTATTACGCACTTTGTGGTGGGGTGGCTCTGTCAAACATACAAAATATTACTTGTATTAATTATGGTCTTGGCTCGGAATATCAGGTTGGGAAACAGGTTTTGAAAATTGTGAGTATGGATGGGGGCGGATCTTCTATGCATGCTTCTTCCGGTATTTTATTGGAGGAAGAGATCTTGGTTTCAACTTTGGATAGTTTCAATCTTTCGAACATCGGGTTTATCAAAATGGATGTAGAAGAAAATGAACTATTTGTTTTACAAGGCGGACTAGAGACTTTGAAGCGATCCAACTTTCCCAAGATTCTGTTTGAATCTAATACCGAAGATAAGGCGCTTTTTGAGTATATTTATGGTCTAGGCTATCGAATTGTCAAGATCGGTGGGTATTCGAATATGTATTTGGCGGAAGTCTAATTCTCAGGGAACCTTTTGCTTCGCTAAGGTCATCAGAATCCGCTTCGCTGTACCCCCTCCTTTTATAGGAATGAAAGATTGCGAAATACTATTACACGAACCCCTTCCTCGGTAGAGGGTGATAAACGTTTTCTCTACTTTTTTGAATTCCTTCTTTTTATCTTTGTTTTTCTGCGTTTATTTATTTTACCCCCCGACGCATTTTTTGACGGGGTTTCCAAACTAGATAAAAATTTTTGGTATTTTTCATTTCGGTTACTGAAATATTTTTCTTCAAATTCTTCTTTAGTTAATATTGTGAAATTTTTCAATGGTTTGAACTTCGTGTTTAAAATACCATTATAGTACAAAATAGACGATTCATTTTCAATAATTTTTTTATCTGTATTATTGAATGCAATTTTTAAATCTTTATACTTTTCGTTTCTAATTTCAGTTATTTCTGCGCCTTTTATTTGAAATAATTTATTATAGTTTTCATGGTTATGTGGTAAATAAGGCCTTGAATAAAAATTTCTGAACTCTATATATAACTTTTCTTCATCGGTTGGGTCAAATTTCATCACGTTGAATTTTTCCTTTTCTGCATAGACCAAGTATTTATATATATATATAGTGTTTGTTAATTCAAATGAAATAAATTTACCGTTCAATTCAAGAGGATCTTTTCTGAATATTACCATTTTAAATTTTGAAGATCCCCCGTCTATAGCAAAATTTTGGTCGCTCGGATAGCCTATTAAATGTTTCGTATTATCATTCTCATTATATGAAATTACAGCGTATCTTTCTCTTTTGTCGGATGTCTTTACATAGGTCAAATGATATTTGTCGTCTTTTTTTACCATTTTCATTACTATACATTCATCATTACAATTTTCGGTTGGGGTAGGGCAATCTTGCACTTCTCTAGTAAATAATATATTTTCAGAAAGATTCTCTACATCATTAAAGGAATAGTATTCTTTACTATATCTTCCGCCCAATATGGATTTATTTTTACGCGTGTTTTTTTTCTTGATTGCCATTATACTATATTTTGATATATTATTGTCATGCGTCGCTCTTGTTTTAAAAATATTCACTAAATATATATACTATGAACAACGAACAACCCGCAATTAAAGTCAAAAATAATAAAAAGGAAATCAAATTTGTAGCCCAAGGTACATACGGGTGTGTCTTTCACCCTGGAATGAAATGTAATTCAAATAAACCGGATAGTGATAAATATATAACCAAAGTTCAGGTTAAAGATATTACATTGGAGCGAGAAATCAATATTGGTAAAGAAATTCGTAAATTGCCTAATTTCAATAACAGATACGCAACAATCATAAAAAACTGTAATATAGATGTTTCTACCATTGACGATAAACAGGTCGAAAAATGTGACGTTATTATGGATTCTAAATTTGAAGTTCCTCCTCCAACTTTTGCATCTAGCAAAATGATATATGCTGGAAATAAATCATTGGGTGAATATTTAGAGAGTCTGCTCACCAAGTCCTTGGATAATTCCGAAAAGTTTGATTCTATAAACCAGTTTCGTAAATATATCAAGCAGTTTGTCAATTCTCATTTATATCTACTCGAAAGCATCCGTCTGTTAAACAACGCAAATATTGTTCATTATGATCTCAAGCAAAATAATATTATCTATAATGAAAAAATGGATTCTCCTATCATCATCGATTTTGGTCTCTCTATAAAAATGGATCAATTGAGTCCTCAAAATTATAAAGACAATTTTTATTCCTTGTATGAAACATACGAATGCTGGTGCGTGGAAATATTGATTTTATGTTATATCAGTCGTTATGTTCACAAAAAACAATTTACGTTGAATTCTACCATTACTTCTCTTCAAGAACTAAAGGAAAATATTACGGTATATATTACTGAAAACCGCGCTTTACAAAAAGGTATTTTGGAAAGCGAACGCATTGTATTGAAAAAACAATGTTTTGACTATGTCAACTCGTTTCTTGGTAAATCTTGGCAAACCATGTTTAATGATCTGGTAAAATCATTCAAATCGTGGGATAATTATTCTTTGGCCGTCATATTTATCAAAGAGTTATATCACACTGATGTTATACGTGTTCATGATAAATTGCCCTCGTTTTTATCGAATTATTTAATCTTGATTAAAGATCTCATTTTATCTCCTCCATGTAAGCGTAAAGACGCATTTACAACTCTTGGCGATTTAAAAAAGATTTTTGATAAAGTCAATAAACAAGAATACGGCGCGTTCATCGAATCTTCCAGGAAAAAGATTGATGATTCGACTTTTTTGAAAAATATTAAAAAGGCAGTAAAACAAAACACACTTCACCAACTAGAAGATGATGACGAATTAATACAGCGTAGAGTCGTCGTCGCGTAAACTTTCAAACATATTTCTGATTTTATCGTATCTTGGATTCGATAATATTTTTCTCATGGTTTCCATCTTGGTTTTATTGCTTATGAATTCAGCCAAGGATACTTGGCCTGCTATATATTTTATACCTTTACAGTGATTTTCTTGCGGCTTTTTTTCCTTGTTCAGTATTGTCAGTTTCTGTGAAATATTCCAATATGTCAAATTTGGTATCGTTTTAATCTTTTGTTCGGTAATTTTTCCATTAAATATATTATCTACCATGTATTGGTAATCATGACATGTATCATTTGCAAAATTTGATATGACTACTATTTCCAAATTATTGATTTGGTCTTTCTCCATCTTGGTTTCCAAGATTGCCTTTTTTATTAAATCAAATCCTGTATTTATTAATCTCGAGGTAGGCGCGGGGACCTTATTCATTATCTCTTTTACCGTATCTGTAAAACCAAGATTTTGATTCAACGAAATCCAAGACGCGGTTTGCGAAAAACAAATCATTCTATTTCGTAGAAGCGAATTTTGCGAAAGTAATATTCCTATTCCTATCGCTGAATTGTATTCGTACTCTGTCTTGTCCGCTGAAACGTCGACCAATGGTATTATATATTTATTTAATTCGGACCACTGCTTTGAATATTTTATCCATTGATCGTCGAGTTGTTTTTTATCTGAATCTTCGGTTATTTTTTTTGCCTTCTTTATAAAACGGTCGATCGGGATTGAAAAATTTACATCTTTTATTGACGCATGTTTATTGAAAGGAAGGTCTCTTCGTTTTGTCCAAGATTTTAACCCGGTTTTATCTATTTCTGGTGTATCCAATTTACGATTTGTTCTGGATATTAATTTGCGAAAGGTGCGTCTATTTTCATTGGTTGGTTCGCTAGACAATTGGTAATAGTTTTTTACGAATATATCAAATACCCATCCATATTTCGAGTTTTCTCTAGGAATCCATTTTGCAACATTCGACAATGATTCTTCTTTTTCATCCCGTTTCAATTGTTTTATTGCCATTTCTACCAAGGTTGTTATCAATGGACTGTGTTCGCTGGTTTCTGTTTTGACGTAATCGCATAATCTGGAAATATCCTTCCAAGATCCATAAGATTCTTGCTTCCAAGATCCATAGGATTCTTCGTTTTGGCCAACTATTTCTTTTATTAAATAAATCGCCGGAATTGGGAAAATTTTGTATAACGCATAAATCATCATATAGGTTAAATCGCGTTCTCCTTTCCCGTATCTTATATCGCGCGTGTAAGCTATTGTACATAAGATCATTTCTAAATACTCTATTGTTTTTTTTGGACTGTGATTCATTTGACGTCTCCGTTTTATCTTTTCCAAGACCTCTTTAAAAATTTCCTTTAATTCGTTGGTATTTTCTTTCCTCGATAAATTAAACCAAATTATATTTAATAATCTTTCTACCGATTCGTCTCCTAATAATTTTTTATCCTCTGACATCGGTAAGACTTTTTCGAAATTCATATGCTATTTTTATTGATCTATGTTTAATTCATTTATCCCTTGCTTTTTCCGTTTTACTTTTCGATTCTTTTATAACTGTGTCCGGTGAAATTCTTACCTTTTTTGTCCTTTTTATATCTTTCGTGGGTTCCTTTTTTAATATAGAAACAAGAGTCTTTTTTTCACTTAAAACCAAGACCATTTCTTCTAAAATCACAAAACAGTTATTTACTTTATGAAATATTGGTAAACACTCGCTGAAAACAATATCTTCTATTATTTCCATTGGTGTTATGTGGTTCTCTTCCTCATTTTTGTTTGGATTTTTTACATATTCGGGTATTTCGGCGGGATCAATGTTTATCGAATACACAAGAACTTCTCTCAATTTATATCTGATCTTTGGCTCTGGGTTCCGTCTTTTTTGTATCGCTTTTATCAATACCTCTTTTTTTAAAACTCTCTTCTTGTCTACTTTTTCCAAGACGTGTTTTTCTTTTTCGATTTTGAATATTGTTGATGATTTATTCAAGTAAATGAAAAAAATAGTTATATCTTCCATATCCGTTTTGAAATATTTGGTCGGCGCTTCCGTATTATTTATGGCGTCGAGCCAAGATAAATCCAATTCTTCTTCCAAACTCATTATATATTATTGTTGATTCGATTTTCATAGATTTAACACAGAGTTGTGTTCAATGACGATTATTTTATTAAATAGTAAATATATTATGATCTATATTATAATCACTACCTCTATTCTCAATAAACAAGGTGTAAAAAATGAAGACCATAGAAAAAATAGATATATTGAGTGCATACAACAATTATTGGGCTTAGTTGAAAATGACTCGTTGATTAAACCAATTATAGTTGAAAATAATGGACCAAGGCGAACTTTTTTAGACGATTTCAGTTGTGATGTTTTTTATACAGACAATAATAAAATAGATTTCAAACATAAGGGGGGGAATGAATTATTCGATATTAAAGACGTAATAAATAACTATAATATCCAAGACGACGATATTGTTATTAAATTAACCGGGCGATATAAAATATTAAATTTAAATTTTATAAATTTAGTTAAAACGCATAGCGATACGATTGATGCTTTTGTTAAATTTTTTAATGTTTGTACCAAAGAATATATGTTTGACGATTGCGTACTAGGATTATTTGCCATTCGATGTAAATATCTTAAAAAATTTACCTATCACTTTTTAAGAAGCCCCGAATGCGAGTTTGCGGATCACATAAGAAAAACCGTAAATAATGAAAATTTGATTGAAATTGAACAGTTGGACTTGGAATGTTGCTTTGCCGACGATTTGAGAATATTAATCGTATAAAATCATTTAAAGAAAACAAAATACTTATATTGTCTCGAAACTGCACTATTTGACCTCATTTTGATTTCATTCTTTTGATCTCATTTTTTAAACCGCATAAAAATATATTTTGTACCATGGACAATTTTTACGCGAGACAGGGGTATAGCATTTGGGTATAGCATTTGGGTATAGCATTTGGGGTTGGCTTTTGGGTGTTGCATAGATGTTATGTTATTCATAACATATATTCATGCGCAATCGTCACCGATGAAATCTTCATTGATATAATCATATAAAATTTATATACTAAGGTTATACATGTCTTTTATATTCAATATCATGAAATTCGGAACTCTTTTTTTTCCGATTATTGGATCATCGCGTTCACATAAGACATTGGTCATGCGCGCTAAAAAAAACGGGTCCGATTCAATGAAATCTATGTATCCTTTGTACACTCCTCGCGGCATAAATCAAAAAAAATACGTCGAATATTTAGAAGATCCTTCCGTATCCATTCTTCTTTCTACTGGTCCTGCCGGAACTGGTAAAACGCTGTTTGCTTGTAATACAGCAGTTCATGAATTGAAGCGCGGAAATATACAAAAGATAATTTTGACACGTCCCGTTGTATCGGTTGAAGAAGAGATTGGATTCTTACCCGGAAGCCTGGTTGCAAAAATGGATCCTTGGACACGGCCTATTTTCGATATTTTATCCGAATTCTACCAGAAAAAGGAGATTGATTTTATGGTGGCCAGCGGTGTTATTGAAATCTCTCCCTTGGCATTCATGCGTGGTCGGACTTTTAAAAAGGCATTCATTATTGCCGACGAAATGCAAAACTCGTCTCCTAATCAAATGCTTATGCTCACGACTCGAATTGGCGAGGGGTCCAAGATGGTAATTACCGGGGATTTGAAACAAAGTGATCGTATGGTGGATAATGGGTTGTTTGATTTGATGAATAAACTAAAGGCGTTTCCTGATAAGGTCGAAACCATTCGTTTGATAGAAATGGAAAACGAAGACATACTTCGTAGCGAAGCCGTGTCCAAGATTTTGGATATTTATAATTACGATAGTAAAAAGGTTGTCAAGGCGTTAGTTCCGGTTCAGGCTCCTTTGGGAGAAATAGTAAAACGCCACATTCGATTCGATAATGATTGCGCTTTAATACCAAACGATCCTTATCATATGAAAAGGTGATTTGTAAAATGTAAAATTGATTATTTATACACCCTTGAAGATTTAAAATGGAACGCCCGCGGGCGTTCCACTAGATATTTAAGGGCAACCGTCACCGATAAATGAATTAAAAAGGCAAACCTCCATAGGAGGTTTGTCCCATTTTAAATCTTCATCGGTTTAAAATACTCTGGTATGTTATAAACAAAACAAATGTATTTTCTAAAAGGTCTCTTGATTGTGTCGGGAATAATTGGTTCGTTATGCTTCTTTGGTCCAAGATCAAATCTACAAAATTTGATACAGATTCGGGGTGCATTTTCCGGATTACGTCGTATTGCTTCCCGTGAATTATTGGACGGATCTAATCTTTTAACGATTATTTCTAGCACGAATCATTTGCATTCCTTTGAGCCTTTTGTGTTTACCGTCGGAGGATTTATGTATTGGTTTTGGATACGACACGATATTTATAAGGACGATAAAATGCAAAATATAATTCCGTTTTATAATATGCAGCGCCTTATTCGAGTATCTAGTATTATTTTCTTTTCCCTACTGTGTCGAAATATCGAGAATGCCATTTGATATTTTATTTTCTGGCGGTTTCGTAATTATTTGTAAACCATTTCACCGTTTTTTTTATGCCTTCTTCGTGGGCTATGAAATCAAAATCATTATATAGGCTCATCAATTTACTATTATCCGCCGTTTTTTTATATTGACCATCCGAAAACGATGCATCGAAAAACAGGTTATTTTCGTAATCGAATTCTTTGGCTATCAACCTTGCCATGTGTTCGATTGTGACTTCGTCTTCTTTGTCCACCGATAGAATCAAACTTCTTTCATTGGTATTTTCCAATACCCATAAAATTAATTTTCCAAGATCTTCCGAATAAATAAACTGTCTTAATGGCTTTCCGGTTCCTCTCACGATGAATGGTTTTCCTTCCTTTTTTGCCAAATAGCATTTATGTATAAGTGACGGTATTACGTGTCCATCTTCTAGATTGAAATTGTCATATGGTCCGTAAATATTCGTTGGTATAACACAAATGAAATTGTCTCCGTAATTTTCTCTGTATGCATTGCATTGTATTTCCAACATTCTTTTTGCATAGGCATAACAATCATTTGAATTATGCGGTGGACCATCGTGTAACATTTCTTCGTTTATCGGATACGTCGTTTTATCTGGGAAAATACACGTCGATAAACACGCTATTAATTTTTCTACCTTGTAATCATGCGCGCATTTTACGATATTGAAATTCATTAATAAATTTTGTTCTAACATTTCCACTTTATTATTCATATTTTTATAAAGACCTCCCACACAAGCTGCTAAATGAATAACGTGTGTTGGTTTGTATTTTTCGAATAGTCGTTTTGTTTCTGACATGTCGGTTAAATCTGCATCCTTTGATGTAATAAATATATATTGTTCTTTATCTGGTAATATGTTTTGAATTGCTTTACCCACCAATCCTGAACTACCTGTTATAAGTACCTTTTTCATTTGTATTAAATTATATAATTTATAAAATAGATTAACGTAGATGAATCCTTTGTACTGCGTTTGAAACCAAGTTCTTTGACTCTGGTAAGCGTGACATTTGATCACTAGGAGACCCAGGCCTTTGACCTTGGCCTTTGACCCAGGGCTTTTGACCCAGGCTTTTGATCCAGGCCTTTGACCCCGGCTTTTGCCGCCTGGACTTTGACCCAGGCTTTTGACCCCGGCTTTTGACCCCGGCCTTTGACCCAGGCTTTTGACCCAGGCTTTTGACCCCGGCTTTTGACCCAGGCTTTTGACCCAGGCTTTTCACCCAGGCTTTTGACCCAGGCAAGCCACCCAGGCAAGCCTCCCAGGCAAGCCACCCAGGCTTTTGACCCAGGCTTTTGACCCAGGCAAGCCACCCCGGCAAGCCACCATATTAAACGAAACGAGAAATGAGTAACATAACGAGAAATGAGTAATATAACAATAAATGAGTGCGTTGAAAAAATTGAAAGGCCTTTCCAAGATTTGAGGATTTGCGCTCAATTCAACCAAAATGAACGCCTTACTTGGTCAGTTGCACCAGGAGAGAGTCGACCGTATGAGGAAACCCGAGGCGGAGTACACAATACCCATTCGACGCATTAAGGAAGAGGCTCCAGTTGCTCGGGTTCCTGTGGTCAATCCTATTCGTGTGATTCCTGAGTTCACCGAAGAGGAGGCGGACATTATCAATGGACTGCAGGCGGTCGTTGACGGGTTTGACCCAACCGTGTGGAAAAACAAGGAAAGGCTCGTGGAGAAGGGGAAGGTGTATAAGGACACGGACTTTATATCAAAACAGCTTAAAACTAGGTTCGGTGTGGCCGTATCGCATTTCAAAAGTGCGGTTGCTGGTGTCAGAGAACCCAAGGTTGCCATTGAAAAACGCACCGAAGCCATCATTCAATCCCCCGCTTATATAGAAATGGAAGCCAGGATGATGGCCGAAAACCCCTCGATGCCGCGGCGATCTCTTATTGCCAAGCTGAAGAAAGAGGTCATTCAAAAAGACCGTATCATTAAGTTACTACAGAAGCAGTTGCGATATGGTATTCAGACGAGGGACTATTCGTTCAACGTGCATAAGGCTATGGTTGCGTCAATACCACATGAACTCAAGCGGGAGAAGTCCGCCTTCTTTGAGAAGATCTCAGAGAAAACGAGAGAGAATCTGATTGTTCAATGTCGCGCGGCGATTGAAGCGCAGATTGCAAAGGACCCCGACTGTCCCTGCTGTCTCAATGCACTAGAGTTCAATACGCTGGCTATAAAAGCCGTGGATTTCTGTGATGAGACGGTGGGGTTCAAGTGCCATAATGTATGCGTTCAATGTGCTCCAAGATGTACAAAGTGCCCCATATGCCGACAATAAATACGGCGATAGTGTATAATTGTATATAATGTATTTTTTGTTGATTTTTATTTTATTCAAGAAATGAGTGACATAACAAGAAATGAGTGACATAACAAGAAATGAGTGACATAACAAGAAATGAGTGACATAACAAGAAATGAGTGTTCCAAGAAATTCAAGATGTTATAAAATTGAAAGTCTTTTTTCGGAAAATATAAATTTCGCCTGCATTTCAGTCTACTAATACCATGTCTTCTTCTACTTCTACTTCTACTTCTTGGATGAGTCTCTTTATTCCCGTGATCCCCAGTGATCTCATGATTGATGGTGTCGTCATGAACAACGAGATGGCATTTCAGCATTACTTCGAGAACATTCTTCCTATGGGGAAGGTCGAGCGCGTTGACTTCATTTCCAAGCCTGCGCACAGCGGCGACCGCAATGTCAGTTCGGCTTTTGTGCATTTCTCCCTTTGGTATGACCAAAGTCAAGCTTATATCGACATCTCTAGAATGTTGGAGACGGAAGACGCGGTGCAACTTACGGGTGGCGTGTCGCCAACTGACGGGTCAAAGGTGGAGTTCGTGAGTGCGTCGAATCCAAGCCGTCGTCGATTCATCAATATCAAGATCAACAAGTCGCCTATCAAGCGCGTTGCGGAGATTCCCAAGAACATTCACCAGATTCTCAACAACTATGCGCTCATGGAGGGCCTCATTGGTGAGCAGAACGAGCGCATTACGGAGCTTAAGGATCTGGTGGCGCGTCTTCGTCAGACTATATTGGAGATGGAGCTTAGCGAAGGAGAGGGACGAGAGCGCACGTATTCTGGGGCGGAGCACGATGCGGAGGAGCATGATGAGGAGGAGGAGGAGGAGCACGAAGCGGAGGAGCATGATGAGGAAGAGGAGGAGCAAGAGAATGGGGTGTGGAGAGCTCGGTCCCTGAGTGAGGGATATGTAATATTCAATACTCACCCTCGTGACCGATGAGTGTAAATGAGATGATGTAGAAAAAGCAAAGTAAAATAAAAAATATGTACATATTGTTTTTTTTCGGGGTCCATTTGATCTCTAGAATTTTGTCCAAGATTTGCACAAAATATCCCCCATTTGTCCAAGATTTGCACAAACGTTTCATTGCCTCCGCACATTACTAAACGATAAATGAGTAATTTATCGAGAAATGACGAAAAAAATTTTTATATTTTTTTTCGCGCTTCCCGTTTTTACGTATTAGTACCCCAAACTATGCGCTTGACCACGAACCTCCGCTTCGTGTCGTTTGCAGCACCCTGTGCTGCAATAGTACAGTTCTGTGTCAAAGAACTCCGATAAGTACTTGGACCTGATTTTCTTGTATGGCGAAATTGTTCTTCCGCACATGTTTTCGCACTTGAGCATGCCGTCCTCGTCTTCCTCTTCCTCCTCCTCTTCCTCCTCGTCCTCTTCTGCTGCTTCGTTTTGAACCAACGCCTCTCTTCGACTCTCCTTTCTCCCCTCCCATCTCATCTCGAAATAGGCTTTACTGGCGCAATCTTTGTGGCAATATACACTATCCGCCTCGGCGCTAGTCGCCAATTCCCTCGACACAGGTTCTCCCTGAATGTCAATTGCTGCGCTGCTCCGGAACGCCTTTTGACACATTTCCTGTGCGCACTGGCACAGATCACCGCTTTCAAAGAGCGCCTTAATCTGTGCTTTGTCCATCTCCCAGTTGAACTCCCCCTCGGTTTCCCAAGAGTAGAGTTCGCGACAATAGACTTCGTCAGGGTTCTCTATCTCTTCACATGGCCACCATTCATTTGCGCGGTCATCCGCCTCCTCTTCTTCCTCTCTATCATACCAAAATTTCGCTTGTCTAATTCTATCTGTTCTGTTGTTGCTAATGAGTCTTAGGCTTCTGCCCTCATTCCCGGCGTAGTTCATCAGACTGTAACCGGGGGGAACCGACGAAATGCTGCATAACACTCCACCTCGGCCAGGTTGTTTCGTTTCAGTGGGGCTGCCACATAGGGTAGAAACTTCTCATCGAACCCTGTTAGATATACACGCCAATAGCTCACCCAATGAGTAAGCCCCTTTCCTATCCCTGTGGAGATATAGGAGGGCGGCGACGATATTAACCAATCGCCGTCAACGGTATTCCCGCGTGGTGCCAGAGCACTCCCCGTGTAATCACAGACGGGAGCTCACGGTCGCCCACTTGCGTAGTCACGCGCAAAGACTACTGCCTTTGTGACTACACAAAATAACCACCATAAATGAAAAAAGACTTTCAATTTTATCGATTTTTGGGGTTTTATTATAAAATTAAAAATGCACGGATTTTGATGGATTTGCATGGCGCAATCTTGGACATTTTTATTTTCATAGTCATTAAATAATATTCGCAGAGTAGAATCTTGAACTTTACTATCCTGGAATTGCGATCTCTTGTTCTCTTTGTCCAAGATTGTATTTTTGTCACCGTTTTAGTGAATATTATAGGGCGTAACAAGAAATGAGTGATTTACTGAGATTCAAGTCATTGAAATTCGTTTCGCCCTTCGTAAAGTTTCTTCTGTTTTTCCCATTCTTTTTGGAGTTTCTTGGACAAACTCTTGCTGATCTCCTTTCCGTCGGCTTCGTGAGTGGGAACGCCATTCGCGTCAAACTTCGAATATAGATCTGATTTATTGCGATACATTTCCTCTGGCGCTATGTGCATTCTCATCATTTTTTCGCGCAAAATGGCGTTCATTTCTTCGATCGTCTGCATCTTGGTTTTGGTCAAATATCAACCCAATCTTGGACTTTCAATTTTCCAAGATTTTGATACGAAATAAAATTGAAAGTCTTTTTTTGGAATTTGTGTTTTTCGCTCACATTTAATCTATTCGTGAATCCATAATGTCGTCTCCTGCTAATTCCGTTCTCGTTCAAGTCGCTGAGGTCAAGGAAGCCAAGCCCAAGGCTCCTAGGAAGCCCACGCTTCCCGCCAAGTACAGCAAGATGCTCGTCTTTGGTTACTCTCTCGTCGAGAGTCTTCGTGTCAAGGGTGTTTTCAATGAAGAGCTCGTTGAACAGCTCTTCGGTGAACTTCGGCTCATGTCTTCCCTCGATGACCAGATTGCCTACTATGAGAGTTTCCATTCACAAGCCTCTGCCAACGCCAAGGTCATGAAGAAGTTCATCGCAGCCAAGAACAAGCCCGTCAAGGAGCCCAAGGTTCGCAAGCCTCGGGCCAAGAAGACCGTCACCGTTCAGAGCGATGTTTCCGACGAGGACGTCATTCAGAATCTCGTCGATGCAGCGCGCAATGAACCCGAAGTCAAGAAGCCTCGCAAGAACGCCAAGAAGACTGAAGTTGTCCAAGAGGCTCCCGTCGAACCCGAAGTCAAGGAGAAGAAGCCTCGCAAGAATGCCAAGAAGCCTGAAGTCGTCCAAGAGGCTCCTGTTGAACCCGAGGTTGAGGCTCCCGTTGAACCCGAGGTAAAGGTCAAGAAAACCAAGGCCAAGGCCAAGGCACCGGTTGACCCTGTTCCCGCTCCTGAACCTACCGCCGCCGCCGAATTTCAGCCCAAGACCAACACCAAGACCAACACCAAGGACAAGGACAAAAAGCCCCGCAAAAATACTAAACTCGACCAAGACAAAGACAACGTTGTAGAACAACCCGTCGTCATCGACGACGAAGACGATGACGAGGAAATCCTCACCAAAGAAACCTCCATCGACGGCGTAACCTTCCTCATCGACCAACACAACAACCTATACCACCCCACCTCTCACGCTTTCATCCGCACCATTTAAAAAAACACCTAATTATTTAACACAACAAAAAACACTGTACATATTGTTTTTTTCTCCTTGGAAACCTTCTCTGGGAACCTTCTCAGGGAACCTACGGTTCCCCGAACCCCTCCCTTTTATATGTTATTTCTCTGGAAACCTTCGGTCCTCAGAATACGCGAAGCGGATTCCATTGTCGCCGCTTCGCTTTTCCCCTCCCTTTTATCTGTTATT